TTTGTGGGGTCTGTAGGGCTTATCAGTTTATCATAAAGCGTTTTTCCTATAACCGCATGGCAGTATTTCGGCTCATACTTGTTGATAAACCATTCAATATTGGGCTGAACGTACTCGCTCGCCTGCTGACCGATGGAGATGTCGCCTTGAAATATGGACGGGGTGAGGATCATATACCTGAAATTTGTTTACTCAGCCTCTTTGGTTTTGACTTCATCGGCAAATCCCTTTTCTTTCAGATAAGGAAGATGCGCTCTGTGGACTTTGTACTCTGTACCGGCGCTCATGGTCGGGTGTTTGGCGGTTGCCTTCACCGTAGCCATATCATTGAACTTGCCAACATTTTTACTTTCCTGCTTTTTCATATCATTTTCAAATTGAAGGTTTTGCAATTAAAGTTTGTACGGAAGCGATCAAATCGGCGCAAAGCGCACCCTTGTTGTTGTCGCTCATGAATCCGATCACGCGACCTTCGGCGACGAGCGAAACAAGGTTCTTGGTGAAGTCGTCGTTTTCGTAACCAAAGGACATGCTGTAGGTTTCGTAAACATACAGCGTGTACACGGAAAGATCGCCGATAAGGAAGTTACCAGAAGCAACATCTCCCGTTGGAACAACGGTGATGCCTTCCAAAAGTTTATTCATTTCCAAAAGCACTCCGGTGTCGTCCTTGCGCATCATCTCAGCCGCCCAGTCGCACGGATTGATAAAGGCAATCATGCTGCCTTCAAAACCAAGGTTACGAATCTGGGTAGCCGCAGCAAAAAGAACTTCTGACAGGGCTGGATTTTCGATCTTACCGTTCAGGCAGGTCTGCGTGTATGCCGGAGCGAAATACTTGATGCCAAGAATACTGTCGCCAGTTCCGTCTCCGCTGTATGCCGATGCAGCCAGTTTTCTTTCGTACTTTCCGGTCATGATGCGGTTGGTTTCGGACTGAATGAACGGGATGTCGCTGAGCATTTCCTGCGACATTTTTGCGCGGGCGGCGATTTTCTTAGCGCGCGCATCCTGTGTTTCAAAACCGAAATCAAGCAAGGGTTTCAATGCGCCTTCGGCAGTCCACTGAAAATCACCTTCTCCTGCCGTTTCATTGACCAGCACCACGGCTGGGCTGGTGATGCTCACCGTGCGCACGTAGTCGAGAATCCTGCTGCGCGGATGCACGATGGGATTAACTCCCGGAAGCACTGTCGGCGCTGGCAGGTACGGATTTGGTTGCGGATCGATGTTTCCGGTTGTGGTTATCGTTCCGGCAGCCTTTACATCAATGACCACCCTTACCGTTGGATCGCTGACCATAGACTTGAAGTCTTCGGCTTTTTCGCTGATCAGATCACTGACGGTTTTCGGACTTTCAGTTCCATAACCGCCTTTTTCGGTTGACGCTTTGATGCGGAGTAATTTTTCGTTAAACTCCTTTTTCAGCGCCTTGACGTCGTCATCGGAAACTTTTCCTTTGAGTTTTTCGTCAATAGATTCTGACATTTCTTTAGCCTTTTCAATCAAAGATTTTACGGCTTGTGAATCGTCTACGTATGCGTCTACCAGCGACGCAAGTTTTTCGTCGAGCGTTTCGACAAAAGTTTTTGTTTCGGGCGTCAAAGATTTTTCGTCAATGACTGACATTAACCCGATCTTCTTGTTTTCTTTGTCCATTTTATTGGTTTTTAGGTGATGAAATAAATTTAATTGTTTTCGCAAAGTTTACCGGAACATTTTTTGCTCTACGATCGCCTGCTGCCTGCTTGACCTGCTCTTTGATATCAGAGGCAGATAAGACTCGCGACAGTGATTTGAGGCGCAAAAACAGTTCGCCTGCTTCCCTTTGCTGAATGGTTGAGAGTTTTGTCATAAACTCGTCAATATGTTCTGCCAAAATCAATTCTTCGGCATGTATATCCTCATTGTTTTTCAGACCCATGTAGTATGTTTCAGGGTCAGCGGCTATGGATACCGGCGATATTTCAAAAAGTTTCACGCCGAATACCTCAAACACGTCTTCTTCGGAGTTGTATTCGATGAGATTCCAGTCGTATTTGAAGCCAATGGAAAACTGATTGATTGTACCGCTTTCTAACTGCACCAGCGCACGGTCGGCGCTCTCTACGCATTTGTCCAATTCCGCCTCAAAGTATAGACCCTCGTCGGTTTCTTCCAATTTGGTGATTTTACCGATGGGATCGTCGTGTTTGTGCTGCCATAGCAGCAGGATTTTTCCTTTAGCCTGCGATTCCGGTCCGCGTTCGGCTATGGATGTTCCAAAGCATCCTTTGTGCAAACGGTCGTTCACGCGGTCGATATTTCCAAAAGTAGCCGCTATTCCCGCTATGGTACGCGACTTACTGTCGATTGCTTTTACCTGCAAATCGAAGTCTTTGAAGGTGACCCCGCCGGGGTTGCCTGCCTTCTTTTGCTGTATTTTACTGAGTTGTGCCATAATTTATCATTGATCATTAACCATTTATCATTAACCATTAACCATTGTCTGGAATCATTTCCGCAACCTGTTGATCATCCAAATTAAAAAGTACTTTGAGTACGCCTCTTTTCTGCTCGCCGGTCATGTTCGGGTCAGTGACAACACTGACAAGACTTTGCGTACCTCCGACGCCAATTTCGTAAGCGAGCATCGTTTTATTTTCTGTTTGGATGTTATCCGGATCAATATCCATATACTTTGATAACGCAATTCGGTATTCTTCTTTTGTTATTCCCGCATTTGACAATGCCAGATTCAGCGCGGTGATGATGCTGTTCAACGTATCGGCTTCTAATTTTTGATCGCGCTGCAAGGAATCGACATGCGAATAGTCGATGTAATACTTCAATCCGGGCTGATTCAAAAACTCGGTAAGCGATTTTGCATAGAGTTCGGAATCGGGAATGATCACTGAAGTATACGCACGCCTTTCTTCTCCTGCCACATTGTTGGCATATTGCGACGACGGGTCGAACAAACCGTAAGGCCAGCCGAGCGTAAAGCATATATCTTCCATCGTTGCCTTGCGCGTTTCATCGAGCATCAGTTCCTTGGCGTTCCATGACATTGCCTGCCATTTTAGCGCCGCCTGTGAAACCAATACTTTGAACTCTTTTCCTACCCATCCGTATTTACTCAGAAATTCACGATTGATTCTGTCCTGTTCTTTTTGCGTGAGCGATGCGTTTCCAAAGTCTGATTTGTCGTCGTTGGTGATGATTCCCTTAGGACCGCCGTCTTTGATGACTGCGCCACGAGCGATAGCCTGATTGATCCAGTTGCTACAGGTTTGCGACAGCGTATCCACAGGAGTTGAAACGGTCATTTGTCCGTCGTATCCCATGTTTACCTGACCGGAAAAAACGATGAAATAATCTTCCGGATCAAGTATTAATTTATCGTTACCGACGTTTACATACGCTTTTTTCACGATTTCGCGATAGTCAGTTTGCATCAAAAACTTTCCGGTGAGTTCCGCGTAAAAGAGTTCCGGAGGGATACACCACAGCGACACGGGAATATCATTTTTTGAAGTTCTCAATCCAAAAATGGGACAAAATCCGTATACGATCAGATATGATTCCACTTGCCGTTTGAAAATAGATGAAACCTGAAATATATTTGGTTTTGCGAGCAGGCTACGTACATCATCGTATATACCGACGCCAAAATTTTCATTGTTATCCACGTCGGTGACATAGTCAGCGCCGTTGGCAAACAGTTTACCCATACGGTCGACCATTGCCGCCAGCGGGGTTACCACTGAAAGCGCTTTAGCCTTACCGGATACGGTGCTCATGTTGAGGTCAAAAAAACTTTTTCTGGAGAAGAATGATCCGTCCTGTACGTACCAATGGTCGTTGTTGTCATTCTGATAGTAAATCAAGTTCGGACGACCTGCTGCACCCGGAACGTTCAACTGTGGAACGGAAACAGGATCAAGGCTTTTCCGTTCGAGTGAAAATAAATTTTTGAGTTGGATTTTCACGCGCTAACCATTTTCCGGCAAAGGTACGGCGCGAAAATGAGTTGGTAAGGGAAGTTCGGTTATACTTTGATGATACTTTGATGATGGGAAGTTC